ATAAAGTCAAGAACGTCGTGATGAAACAACTCAGAGCGCTTGGCGCCTACTCGTTTTACCCGGTTACGGGTGGGTATGGTGCCAGCGGAGTACCTGACATCGTCGGGTGTTTGAACGGCAGGTTCTTCGGTATCGAGTGCAAGGCTGGTAACAACAAGCCCACTGCACTGCAGGAGAAAAACCTCGAGGCTATCCAAGCAGCGGGCGGTGTGGCGCTGGTGATCAACGAGGAGAACATGCACAGAACAGCAGAACTGCTGCAAGCCAGACCGGCATACATCGGTCTGATTAAAAACTGAGGAGTGAGTATGGACAAGTTACATAAAGATATTGATACGGCGTTTGCGATTGCGTCGTGGGGCATGTTGGTTGTGGTGATGTTGATGTGGCTGGAGGGTGCCGTATGAGCAAGGTGGTGAGCCTGCCGGTAGCAGACCATGCGGTGCAGGAGTTGGTTGAGAAGATGATCGACCTTGCTTATCAGCATGAGCACAGGGTTTCACTGGCCGCGGCCATTGGCGCACTGGAGATTGCGAAGAAAGTATTACTGGATGCGCACGTTGATATGGGAGAAGAGTGATGAAAGAACGAATTGATATTGCCGCAGCACGTCTAAGGGTAGAAATGGAAGAAATGGAAAAACTGGATCAGTTTGCAGGCATGGCCATGCAAGCGCTGCTGCCTGTTCGTATTTTCGATGATACTTTACGCGATATAGCAGATATGGCGTACGAAGCCGCCGGCTACATGTTAGAGGAAAGACGTTTTATTTTACGTCGAAGGACAAATGAGGAGACGCCGCGGGATGAGGAGAATAGTGATGATTGGGCATAGATTGAGCGCCAGACTTCGACCAGACGTTGAGGCAGCGCCTTGGGTAATAAGCGAAATCGAAAAGCTTGAAGCCGAACTCGAGGCGCTGCGGGAGCTGGAGCCCGCCATTCCAGAAAGCTACGTCTTGATGCCTATCCGACCGAATGACGCGATGCTTGAAGTGATACTCAACACGCACGATGTGTATGGCTTCGCGGCTGACTTGTATGAGGCGCTGATCGCAGCGGCACAGGAGGAGAAGAATGATTGATCATCTTTACGATATGGGTTTCACCATCGACGGAATTATCTTTTTGTGCATGCTGACAGTTTGTGTTTTGGCATGGATCGGAAACGAGGGAGGTGAGTGATGGGAATGGATGTAATTCGTTATGAGATCGACGGCGTTAAGTGTGACGTGTTTTGTTACTACGAAGCATACGCACCGCCGACGCAGTTCTCGCCGGCAGAGGGGGAATTCTATATTGAGAAAGTGCTTGTTGATAACAAGCCAAGGCCAGACTTGGGAGAGAAGCTGACTCAAAAGGACGAGGATTATCTTTTCAAACTATGCTCTATGGAGGAGGAGTGGTAGCCATGCCTTGGTTAACATCAGGTAAATTCGAGACTCGCGAGGAGCTGGTAAGCACAATCCTGCGGCTATACCATCAAGGGGATACCCTGCGTTCCATTGCATACAAGTGTCAGATATCCACGCGATCGGGGCACAGGATACTGAGGCAGCATGGGCTTGCAATAGGTGAGCGTCCGGCAGGTGCGCGACCAAAGCCGCCGAAGATTGAGATGTCGCTGTTGCCGCAGCAGTTGTCCTTTGTTCGCAAACCGTGCTGGAAGTCATACTGCGATGACCCAAAGTGCATACACCATCAGCAGGTAAACCATGTCTGACAAGTTGCGCCACTTTCCCGAAACAGACCCGGTGCCGCTCAACGTGTACCCAGAGAAGTTAAAAGCACAAGAGGAGATCGAGAAACTGAAGGCAGAGTTCTTTGCCCGTGGTGGCAAAATCGAAGTGGTGGGAAGCGAATCAAATCGTAACCCTGAATTTATTATTGGGAATGTACTGAGGCCAAAGAAATGACAGACGATCCGAACTATGTGAGCTTGAAAAAAGTTTTGGAGAAAGCCTACACACAAGCTGCCCACGGCAAGGGTGCTGAACGACACGCACGGGGCAACCCGTTCGAGGAACAACATATGCAGACCATCAGCACATTGCTGGACACCGACAGAGGTATGGCGTTTCAAGCGATAAAAAAGTTGACTGAAGGTTTGGATATGACGGACCCTGACGCACGTGAGCGCGAGCTGCTCGGAGCCATCAACTATATCGCTGGAATCATAGTGTTCCATGGAGGGTGGAAATGAGCAGCGACGTTATCATCAGAAACTTCAAACAAAGCCAGATGCAGAAGTTGGTCGAGCAGCGCAATCGCGGCATATCTGCTGAATCTCTTGGTGATATGTTTGGTAGAAACGAATACACAGTGCTGCGCTACCTGCGCATCTATGACATCTACGGCATCAATGCCTTCGCAAAGGGGTAAGACATGACAAATATAATGGTAGACCTTGAGACCATGGGGACAGCTGCAAACTCCGCCATCATAGCCATAGGTGCTGTGAAGTTTGCGGGAACGGGCATCAAGGATGAGTTCTATGTGAACGTCGAGCTGGACTCCTGTGTCCGCAGCGGTCTGGTGATCGACCCGGGCACTGTTATGTGGTGGATGGGGCAGTCCGATGAGGCGCGTAAGGCGTTCAAGAAAGACAACGTACGGTTGTTTCAGGCGTTGACGGACTTCGCGAAGTTCATAGGGGCGGCCAACACTGCAAGTGTAAAGCTGTGGGGCAACGGCAGTGACTTCGACAATGTGATTCTGGCCAATGCGTATCGCGCGATAAACCTCGATCTCCCTTGGAAGTTTTACAACAACCGCTGCTACCGCACCATGAAGGGCATGTTCCCGGGCATCAAGATGGAGCGCAAGGGTGTGTATCACAACGCCTTGGACGACGCCAAGAGTCAGGCAGAGCACCTGATCCGGATACTCAACGCGATCTCAAAGAGGGGTGAGGCGTGAGGTTGTTTCTGGATATAGAGTGCTACCGCAATTATTTCTTGGTGATGTTCTGCAATGAGAGCGGGCAGGCGAAAAGTTTTGAGATGTTCAACGGCGACCGGTCGAAGTTTGACCGGGAAGCTATTATAAAACTTATTACCCACAAAGATGTTGAGCTGGTGACATTTAACGGCAACAGCTATGACATACCAATTTTAGTATTGGCACTGAGTGGCGCCAGCAATGCAGAGCTGAAGGCCGCGAGCGATGAAATCGTTACTCGCAATGTGCGGGCGTGGCACTTCTACAAGCAGAACGGTTTGGTGGAGCCTGAAATAAACCACATCGACTTGATCGAAGTGGCTCCGGGCATGGTCGGGCTAAAGATGTACGGCGGACGGCTGCACTTCCCCAAGTTACAGGAGCTGCCGATTGAACCCGATGCCACGCTCACTGAAGAGCAGGCAGTTGCCATAAAGAAGTATTGTAAGAACGACACTCTGGTAACTCAGTCTTTATACGAAAAGTTGCGTGAGCAGATAGACCTGCGCAGGGTAATGAGTGAGGAGTATGGTACAGACCTGCGATCAAAGTCTGATGCCCAGATTGCCGAAGCAGTATTGAAGGCTGAGTACCAGCGGCTGACGGGATCGGCTCCGCCGAAAACAGAGATCAACTACACGTCCTTCTATTACGAGCCGCCGAGTTACGTAAAGTTTCTGACGCCCTATCTGCAGGAGAAGTTACAGATAATAAAGTCAGCTGAGATGGTGATCGAAGAGTCAGGGCATGTGAAGATGCCAAAAGAGATCGCTGACATGAAGATCGAGATTGGCGGCAACAAGTACAAGATCGGCATCGGCGGCCTGCACAGTCAGGAGTCAGAGGTCTGCCACATAAGCGACAAGGACAACCTGCTCATAGACAGGGACGTGGCGTCGTACTATCCGAACCTGATGTTGAACATGAACATGAGCCCGGGGTCATTCGGCGATCACTTCCAGACAGTGTTCCGCAGGATTCTCGAAGAACGCTTGGTGGCTAAGCGATCAGGTGACAAAGTCAGGGCGGACTCTCTCAAGATTACGCTGAACGGCACGTTCGGTAAGACATCAAACAAGTACAGCCTGCTGTACAGCCCTGTGATGATGATACGCACCACCTTGACAGGCCAGCTGTCGCTGCTGATGTTGATCGAGGTGCTGGATAAGATCGGCATACCCGTGGTGTCTGCGAACACTGACGGCATTGTCATAAAATGTCCGGTGGGAAGTAAGGACAAGTTGGACGCTGTCATTGCCCGATGGGAGTCACATACAAAACTCGAGACTGAAGAGACAGTGTACGACGCGCTGTATTCTAGGGACGTGAATAACTACATTGCCATCACAAAGGACGGTAAGGCCAAGGCCAAGGGCGTCTACGGTAACCCGGGGTTGAGTAAGAACCCCCAGAATACGATATGTTCAGAGGCGGTGATTACTTACCTGAGCAAGTTCATCCCCGTTGAGGTAACGGTTCGCGACTGCAAGGACATCACCAAGTTCCTCACCCTGCGTACAGTGAACGGCGGCGCTGAGAAAAATGGCGAGCCAATAGGCAAGGCCATACGCTGGTATTACGCAGTGGGTGAAAAGGGAACAATCAACTATGTGAAGAACGGTAACATCGTGCCACGATCTGAAGGCGCAAAACCGCTCATGGATATTCCTGAAACCTTTCCTGACGACGTCGATTATGAATGGTATATTAGGGAGTGCGAAGAGATACTTATGAGTGTCGGCGCCAAGCTTCGCCCGGTAGTAGAGAAGCTGCCACGCAAGAACAGCAAGGCGTGGAAAGAGCTGAGGGATAGCGGGCAGATCGTTGAGAACCATAAAGGGAAGTGGGAATGGGCACATACAAGCCTTGGTCTTTCAGCAAAATAAAAGCGTTCAAGCAGTGCCCGAAGCAGTTCTATCACGTGACTGTATTGGGCCAGTTTCCGTTCAAGGAGACAGAGGCTACGCTGTACGGCACGCACTTCCATGAGGCTGCGGAGTTTTACATCGGCAAGGGTGAGCCCCTGCCTGAGCGGTTCAACTACGCCAAGAGCATGTTGGACTCACTTGCTGCCATGGAAGGTGAGAAGCTCTGCGAGTATGAGTTCGGCCTGACTGAGAACCTTGAGCCCTGCGGGTTCAAAGACCCTGACGTCTGGTGGCGGGGCATAGCTGATCTGGTTATTCTTGACAAAGCAAATGGAGTTGCTAAAGTCATTGATTACAAGAGCGGAAAAAGCGCAAAGTACGCAGACAAGGGACAGCTGGAGTTGATGGCTTTGGCCACCTTCAAGCATTTCCCCGAGGTGCATACAGTGAAGGCAGGGTTGTTGTTTGTTGTTGCCAAAGCTTTCATAAAAGATGTTTACCGCAAAGAAGATGAAAGCCGACTGTGGGAAAAATGGTTGAGCGAATACTCAACTATGGAGAAGGCGTTTCAGAACGACGTGTGGAACCCTGTCCCCAGCGGATTATGCAGACGGCACTGCCCTGTAACAGAGTGCCCACATAACGGGATGAATTGACATGCCATACACCAAGAGCCCGCGGCCTTACAAGAAAGAGTACCAGCTGCAGAAAGAACGCGGCGAGCACGGCAAAAGAATGGAACGGCAGCGGGCAAGGCGGGCTATCGACAAGGAAGACACCGGCACGGTGACGAAGAAGTCTCCACGCCGAAACGGGAAAGACGTTAGCCACAAGAAGATGCTGAGTAAGGGCGGAACAAACAAGGACGGCTACTTCCTTGAAGAGCCCAGCAAGAACCGCAGCAGGAACGGTAAGAAGAAAAGACGCTCAACCTGATGCGTCTATAAACAACGGGAGTTTCATAAGGTCTCCCAAAAATCAGGCCAGCTCATAAGTCCGACTCCGGACCCCTTTAACCGACCTAGCCCCATCGGTGAGCGAAGCGGGGCGAACACTAAGGCGAGTGTCGCGAAAGCGATTCACTCCGATTATGCGTCTCTGAGGAGAAAGAAATTGAGAATCGTCGACAACAAAGCGTTGCTGTTGAAAGTAGAGAACCCGGCAAAAGTAACGACAGTCATACCCAAAAGTAAGCAAATCGCCAGCGGGGAAGTGTTGGTAAACTGGGGAGTCGAGGAAGCCAAGGTTCTCAGAAATTTAAATATAAAAGCACCGTCGCCCATCGAAGGTCGTTACGACTGGCCGGGAAAGTACAAGCCATTCAAGCATCAGATAGAAACCGCTGCATTCTTCACCATGAATCCCAGAGCTTACTGCTTTTCCGAGATGGGATCGGGCAAAACAGCAAGTGCTATATGGGCCTCGGACTACCTTCTCAAGAACAAAATAATAAACAGAGTTCTGATTGTGTGCCCGTTGTCGATCATGGATGCTGCATGGAGGAACGATCTTTTCACTGTAGCCATGCACCGTACCGTTGACGTGGCTCACGGCTCTGCTGAGAAGCGCCGCAAGATTATCCAAAGCAACGCGGAGTACGTGATCATAAACTTCGACGGCATAAAGACCGTGCATGCTGAGATCGAGAAGGGTGGCTTCGACCTTATCATCATAGACGAGGTGTCCGCCTATAAGAACGCACAGACAGATCGCTGGAAGACGCTGAACAGCTTGATCAAGCCCAGCACGTGGCTATGGATGATGACCGGTACGCCCGCTGCACAGAGCCCTGCAGATGCATACGGGCTCGCCAAGATGATGAACCCCAACAGCGTGCCTCGCTACTTCAGTTCTTTCAGGGACATGGTGATGCGCAAGGTGACCAACTTCAAATGGGCGCCGAAACCGGATGCTATGGACACCGTTCATCGTGTACTGCAGCCTGCCATACGGTTCACCAAGGAAGAGTGCCTAGACTTGCCGCCGATGACGTACGTCAAACGGGACGTCCAGTTGACCAAGCAGCAAGAGAAGTACTACAAAGAGTTCAAGAAGAAGATGGTCATGTACGCAGCGGGAGAAGAGATCACCGCTCCAAACGCAGCTATCATAATGAACAAGCTGCTGCAGCTCAGCAGCGGCGCTGTGTACTCGGACAAGAACGAGACTATCGAGTTTGACATATCGAACAGGTACAAAGTTCTTCAAGAGATAATAGCCGAATCGTCAAAGAAGGTTCTGGTATTCGCACCGTTCAAGCACGTGATTGATTTGCTCGTGGACATGCTGCGGGCAGACGGTATCAGCTGCGAGATGATCCGGGGTGACGTATCACCCGGCAAACGGACAGAGATATTTGCGAGATTCCAAGAGCAAGCTGACCCCAAAGTGCTGGTGATACAACCACAGGCCGCTGCGCACGGGGTGACTCTGACTGCAGCAAACACGGTGGTGTGGTGGGGACCCACGTCTTCCCTTGAGATATACCATCAGGCCAATGCTCGTGTGCATAGATCAGGCCAAACGCATCCCTGTACCATCGTGCAGCTGCAAGGATCGCCTGTGGAAAAACATGTTTACTCATTGTTAGACAATAGAATAGATGTACATTCAAAGATTGTAGAGCTTTACAAAAAAATGCTTGACTAAGCCACTCCCTACAACTATAGTACACATCCCGACACTCAGTCGGCGCGAAGTAGGAGAGATTTATGGCCGTACCAGTCGATAAATTGACAAACGTCTATCTGAAAATCAAGAACAGACGCTCGGAGTTGGCAGCGGAGTTCAAGAGAGAAGACGAGAAACTATCAGCTCAGCAGGAAAAAATAAAGAGCGCCCTGCTGGCTCACTGCAAAGAAAACAATGTGGACTCTGTTCGAACACCATTCGGCACGTTCTTCCGATCAGTTCGAAACAAGTACTGGACCAGCGATTGGGAGTCTATGTACAAGTTCGTCATTGAGAATAACGTACCGGAGTTCTTCTCCAAAAGCCTTAACCAGACAAACGTTAAGCAGTTCCTTGAAGAGAATCCGGAGGTTGTGCCACCGGGACTCAATGTCGAGTCCGAATACGTAATTTCCGTCAGGAAAAAATAGGAGAGCAACATGGCGATTGAAAAGGAACCATTGTGCCGTATTGACGAGGTTGCCGAACACTTCGGAGTATCTCTCAGCACGGTGCGCAAATGGGTCAAAGAGAACAAACTCCCACCGGGTTCTATTTTGAAGATAGGCAGGACGTATCGCTTCAAGCTACACAGCATCGAGAGGGCGTTCTTCGAACAGTCTGGCGTTTCGCTTGAGCAGGGAGAGGTGCCTGTTGAGCCCTCGTATGAGGGTGAAATTGTAGAACAGTTGAGCCTTGATTTTAATGAAGATGGAGAACAGCAATGAGCAAAGAAATGAGTTTGTTTAAAGGCGGCAACTCCTTGGTTAGCGGTGACATGTTTGCCAAGCTGCAGAAGCTGAACCAAAACCTTATGAGCGGTGGCGGTGGTGGCGGTATCCCCCGAATCAGTATCCGCGGCGGCAGGTTCCGTCAGATCGAAGGCGGTGAGCAGGTGGCAGTAAGCTCCGACTCAACCATGAACATAGTCATTGTGAACGCAGCGCCGATCTCACGTACATTTTACGGGGCCGAATACGATTCGGATAACGCCACTCCTCCCACCTGCTGGTCACGTGATGGCCGCATCCCTGCAGAAGATGTTACTGACGAGGGCCGGCAGTCTGATACTTGTCTTAGCTGCCCCAAGAACATCAAGGGTTCCGGTGCCGGCGAGAGCCGCGCCTGTAAGTACAACCAGCGCATCGCGGTGTGTCTGGAAGGTGACTACGACAAGGTGTTCCAGCTCCAGCTGCCAGCCACCAGTATTTTTGGCGAAGCGAACGGCAACGACATGCCGATGGGTGCCTACGCGAAGTTCCTGAATGCGCACAAGACGCCCGCAGCTGCGATCGTTACAGCAATGTCTTTTGACATTGATAGCGAAGTTCCAAAGCTTTACTTCAAGCCTGTTCGTCCGTTGGAGGAAGATGAGCTGGAGAAGGTACTGGAGATTTCTCAGAGCGAAGCGGCTGCCAAGGCGGTCGAGCTGACTGTTTCACAAGCCGATGGAGTGCCTGCTCTGGGCGCACCAGCAAAAGCTGAGAAGCCCGCACCTGCGCCAAAGAAAGAAGCCAAGGTCGAGCCTGTCGTCGTTGACGAAGTTGAGGAGGAAGAGGAGGTCGTTGAGCCCGTCAAGTCCTCCAAGAAGAAAGCACCGAAAGTCGAGCCCGAAGAAGACGAAGACTTGAGTTCTATTCTGGATGGATGGGATTCGGAAGACTAAGTTTAATGGGCCTAGCCCCGTACATCCGTGCGGGGCAATTTCAGTGCTGAGGAAAAAATGCAAACACAAACATTCCTACAGACGGTGCTGGGCGATGAGGGGCACTATTGCATAGCTTCAATAAAAGACGGCAAGGTAAGTCAAAAGTTTTACTCTTCAATAGACGATCTGGTTAATTACGCGGCAGCCATAGACGCTAAAGGTAGCAATGCGTATTTTGCTTTGGCCACTTTCAATGACGCTGGCTCCAGAAAAACAGACAATGTAAAACTGCTCCGTTCCTTTTTTGTTGATATCGACTGCGGCCCCACCAAAGATTACCCAAGCCAGAAAGAAGCTCTATCGGCTCTAAAACATTTTTGTCTAAAAACGTCAGTTCCTAAGCCGACTGTTGTCGATTCTGGCAGGGGGATACACGCCTACTGGCCTCTGCAAAGTTCAATCAATTCTGCCCAATGGGCGCCGATCGCCGAAAAGTTCAAGCAACTGTGCTTGTCCAATGGCTTGCGTATCGACCCGGTTGTGACCGCGGACGCAGCCAGAATATTGAGGATACCGGGCACGCACAATCACAAAGACGATCCTCCAAAAATAGTAAGGCTTCTGGGAAGCAGCTCACCTGCCGTAAGTTTTGAAGAGTTCTGTGATCTGGTGGGAGTTGTTCCAGACAAACCCATATCGGCAAAAGCAAATTTGGATTCAAGGGGCAGCTCACTGCTTTCGCTTTTGTCTGGCAACACTCAGAACAAGTTCAGACTGATTCTGGAAAAGACCGCGAAGGGCAAGGGCTGTAATCAAATAAAGTCTGTGATATCCGAGCAAGAGGATATCAGCGAACCCTTGTGGAGAGCCGGTCTGTCCATAGCAAAGTTCTGCGTGGATTCAGATAAGGCTATACATTTCATATCTCGTAACCACAAAGATTACGATTACGACGACACCGAAAGAAAAGCGGAGATGATCAAGGGGCCATACCTGTGCTCCAAGTTCGATGAGTACAACCCCGGAATATGCGGAGAGTGCCCGCACAGGGGGAAAATAAAGTCCCCGATTGTTCTCGGCAAAGAAGTTATTGAGGCGACAGAAGAGGACAACGTCATACCCGAGCCTGTGCTGAAGCAGGTGCGCTTGGAGGATGACCCCAATGTAATACCTATGTACCCGAAGCCTTATTTCAGAGGGAAGAATGGCGGGGTATATATTCGGACTATGAATGCCGATGGGGAGCCAGAGGAAAAGCTTGTCTATCATAACGACATATATGTCGTTCGAAGGATCAAAGACCCCGAAACAGGAGAGTGTATCGTCATTCGCCTGCACCTTCCCCAAGATGGCATACAGGAATTCTTGTTACCTTTAACTGCTGCGACGTCCCGGGAAGAGTTCCGGAAGACGATGTCAATGCAAGGAGTAGCGGTGCTAAAAATGGACGACTTAATGGGTTATATCACAACATGGGTGAACGACCTTCAATCTCGTGCCATGGCCGATGAGGCTCGCAGGCAGTTCGGTTGGACCCACGACCAAGAGGCGTTTGTACTGGGCAATGTGGAATACCGTATTGCCAGCAAGGGCATCAATCACCCGTCTTCAACGACGGAGTTTTACTTCCCCATGTTCCGGCCAGCAGGCACGCTGGAGGGCTGGATAAAAGCCATGGAGTTCTACAAGAAGCCCGGGCTGGAGTTCCATCAGCTTGTGGTATGTGCAGGATTCGGCTCGATCCTCATGGAGTTTATACCGAACATCAGCGCTGCCGGCCTACACATATATAGCTCTGAGAGTGGATTTGGAAAGACCACGGCAATGTGGGCCGCCATGTCTATCTGGGGAAAATACAAGGACTTGGTTATATCTGCGAAAGACACCAGCAACTTCAGCATGAACCGTGCAGAGGTGTACAAAAACCTACCGTTATGTATCGACGAAGTTACCAGTCTTGACCCCAAGGACTTGAGCAATTTCGCAATGAGCATCACTGACGGTAAGCAGAAGGGGCGTATGACAAGCGGATCGAATGCCGAACGTTTCCGGGGCGACTCTTGGAATCTTCTGGCGATAACCACAGCGAACACCAGCTTGATTGAACGTGTGTCGGCTTTCAAGAATGTACCCAAGGCAGAGGCCCAGCGGATACTTGAAAAGAGAGCACAGGCATTTAAGTCAGACGGCAAGTATTCAACAGACGAATTCAATAAAGCACTTTCAGAGAACTACGGCCATGCAGGCCCAGTGTTTGTAAGGCATGTGCTGAGAAACAAGGAGCTTGTTAAAAACCTTGTCTCTGTCATGCAGCGCAAAATCGACGAGAAGAATGGCCTTATCCACGAGAACCGTTTCTGGTCGGCATTCTGTGCGGTGTCAGTTGTCGGCTGCATGATTGCGAATAAGTGCGGGCTGCTTTCCTACGATCCTGCAACGGTCATGAGAGAAGCCGCCATATTGATTCAAGAGAACCGCGCCAATCTTAACAGCATAAACAAGAGCACCACGGACACTTTGAATGAATATGTTAACGAGAACTGGAACAACATCCTGAAGCTTAAGAGCACCGATGATCTGCGCGTCAGTGGGTCCAACCCAGTTGGACTTGAGACGCTCGTCGTGCCGACAGCTCAACCAAGGCAGCACCTTGTCGCTCGATACGAAACGGACACGAAGATAATATGCCTTCTACCGAAACCTCTGAAGGAGTGGTGCATACGTCAGCATATCAATTACGCCAGCTTTACCGCAGATATGCAGGCGGGGCTCGGGGCTGTGCGTAAAAAAGTCCGGTTGGGAAAAGGGACAAACTTGAATCTCCCTCCGACAGACGCAATTGTCATCGACTGCAAATTGTTTGACGGCCTAATGGAAGTCGGACCAGAAGATAACGATGGCTCTAAAAAAGAAGAAGATTGATCCCCGCAACGTTTTTTATTATGACGGGGCAAAGTTTGTTTTTGACTGGAGCGCCTTTGACGTGGGCGCTTCAGTATTTATACCTTCTCCTCATCCTCGGCAACTTAGGAGCTTTTTCATGTCCTTGGCCGACAAGCAGCACATGATTGTTTTCGGAAGAATTGTTATAGAGAACGGTATGTACGGAGTGCGCTTTTGGCGTTCTGCCTGAGCGCACTTTTATTCCGTAATTACTCCAGCGGGTCTTCCCCCAAAACCTCAATCGCCTTCTGCCGCCAGAGCTGATAGTTACCCGGCACAACTCCAAAGATTCGCCTCTCGTCTTGCGCCTTTCTGGACGCAACCGATCTCTGCAAATTCTTAGGCAGAATTCTCATTTTCGGATCAGCAACAGAATCGTTAAACTCTTGGATTTCCTGCATCACCTCTTCAAGCGCTTCGAAGTCCCCCTGCTTCCTCGCCATCCATGCACGATCGAACAGCTGACTGCGACGCTTCTGAACTTTCTTTTCGGAGTACTTCCGTAGGGTAATGAACTCCTGCCTACGCGCATTTTCTGCAGGGGCAAAGCCGAGTGCTTGGCCGAGAAGACCTGCCGGCCCGATGTCATCCAGTATTATGTCGCCCTTGATGGTACGAGAGCCTTCATCGCCGAACCTGTAAGCTTTCATAAAGTTTGCAGCGGCCGCTGGTATGATGCTTTCTATACCTCTCCAGATGTTACCGTCTGAGATTTGAGTGACGCCGCGGTATACCCGGTCTACGGTCCCACCCGTCGGGCCCGCAAGATGCGTCCACAGTATTTCAGCAGGGGTGTTCTTCTCGTTGCCCGGGTCTGAACGGAACATCATATCAGTCAGAGATATACGCTTGGCTACGTTGACCCCTGCATAGTAGTTGATGATACCTTCGGTTCCGAGGGTTCCCAAATTCGTACGCATCATGGTATCGAAGTCGTCGTCCTCGTCATCCTTGAACATGTTGAACAGCATGGCGACGACACCCATCAGAGGCATACCTCTGGCACCGGAGAATATTGCCGCCATTCCCATCGTCAAACCGAACTGCGTCATGGCTTGCTTGCGCACATCAGGGTCAGTTTCCTTAGCACGGATCGCGCGCAGCTGGCTGAACTGCAGATAGAGCATTGAAATGCCGTAGCGCTTGTACATAAACGGCAGGGCGCCGAGAGCCGTCTGTGCGTACCGTGGGCCAGCAAGAGAAGACGTTGATCCGTTGGTCAACTCGCTTAAGCGTACCGCCTCCAGCGCGGCCTCTCGCCTTGCAGCTGCGTCGATGGTACGTCCTTCTTTCTGCATCTGTTGCAGGGCCAAATCGTAGGCTGACGCTTGGGTCACTTCACGCCGAAAACGCTCGCTCATCTGCATCATGAAGCCTTGATAGGCGTTAACCTTGGCCAGTATCTGCCCTTCGCCGAAAGTTTCAATGTCATCTAGCGGGGAGAACCGCTGTATCTGCCCTTGCTCCCGCATCACATCTACCAGCTCTTTGTACTTTCTCAAGTTTTCTGGAAGATCAGGGCTATCGAAATCGTAATTAGCCAACGACTTCATAGCGTTAACGTCTTCAACGTCCCTTGCTTTGAGCCCCAACTGTTTCAAAGCCGCTTGTAGTTCTTCTCCTTCCAACCCGCGAGTTGTGTAACTTTCTATGGAATGCTTGGAAGGGCTGCCCATGAAAAGCTTCACCGCGGAGTTTATGGTTTTAACTATATCCCCTTTGGGGTACTTGCCCTTTAGATTCGGGTAAAGAACCATGGGTATGGCTGACATGTCGATGATCGCAGAGGACGCGTTGAATCCTAAAGTGAATCCGTAGGTTACAGTTTTCGCCAAGTTCACGGTCCAAGGGATATCGGGATTTCTGGCAATCTTGATGCGCTCAACCAATTCGTTTCGATAAAGTTTTACTTGCTTGGAATCTGCGCTCTTTTCCGCAAGGATGAGATTGGCTTCTTCGTCCATGTCTCGTGACAGCTTGCCAAGCTCAGCATTGAAGCGTATTTGCGCGGAGCGGCGAGCAAGACGCAGGGTGCTGGTTCTGAAAGTCTCCAATACATTTTCGTCAAAGCCCAGTTCGCCTTTTCGTTTCTCCATCATTCTGGCAAGTGAGTTCTGAGGAGAGACTTCAATAGCCATGCGCATGATCTGCTCGATCATTTCAGGGTCGGCGTTGTTGGCGTTGAGAATCTGCATCACCCCGCCGAGGAAACTTGACGTCGGGTACTGATCGAACATCGCTTTAGTGACTTTGTCGTTAGTTCGAATTGTCCCTTCAACCACGGTGTTTTTACCTGCCAAAAGCTTTGCGGCAAAACGATCCCGTTCTTTCTCACTCTTGAATATTTGAGTGACGTCTTGAGTGCCTGTGGTTGGATCAACATAGGAATACTGCAGGAAGTATTCACCCTGCTGACGAGTCAGCGGGAAGTAACCCTCAAGGCCGCCGTTCTCGACAAGCTTTTTGTAAAACTCGTTTCTTAGAGCGGTGGCAAGCTTTTCACTTCCGCCAAGCGCAGTCACATCGCCTTTGATTTGATCGATCAGCTCTTTGTACAAGCGGTCATAGGTTGCCCGAATCCTGCGATAAGCAAGTTGGCCGTCCAATTCCAATCTATCCCAATTCGATTTCAAAGCGTCGTAGGCTTTCAGCTTGTCGCGGTCATCGAAATAAGCAGATCGGTCATTACGGAAATCAATCTCTGCCAAAGTGCCGTCATACAGCACTCTTTGCAAATCGCCATACTTTTCGGGATTTTTCTTTATCCACTGATCAAGGTCTTTGATGCTACCGTTACCCAAGGATTCGTTAATTCCTTGAATCGCAGCGGCATAACGATTCGTCAGGTCTTGGAAATTGTTGAACGCTTTAGGTAAATATCTTTTACCGAGATCGACCAATGCAGGTAGTGGTAACACACCCAGTACGAGCTTTTTGCTTTGGCGCCATCCGTCACTGGCGAATTCTTTGGAGGCATCCATCAGTGCCTCTTTTTTGTTCGAATCGGCAATCTGGTTACGGAAGTTTCTGTTGAAGTACTCCCCAACTGTTTCCGGGGCATAATACAGCTCAGCTGTGTTGCGGTTAACCATCGAGGGAGACATGAGTCCCATCATCAAGTCGTCAATGTACTCTTGCGTCAAGCGAGGGGGCAGCCCAATGATACGCTTGAGGAAGTCACCTATGGATTTGGTGATTCTTTCAAACACGCTCATACCCGACTCTTTGTCGAATATGGTCGCCAGCTCGTTGCGGAACATCGGGTTGCTGAAATACTCAGCTACAAATTCATCGATGTTTTTAGCACCGTACTCTCCCATCTCCTCCATGCGATCTTTCACACGATTGAAAAGAGATTCGACTTGCTTGGTCAACGGATGCGATTTATTACGCAGAGTGCGTTGTGTTACGGCATGAGCCGCCTCGTGCATGAGAGTGTGGTTAGTAACAACAGCGTCATTGTTCAGGAGGATAGTGTTGGTCTTGGTGTCGTAGGCACCGGGTCGGCCGTCGATCGTATCTGATTCAACAAACTTGACCTTGGTGTCACCGATATTCTCTGCCAATTTCTTGGCTATACGTTGTACAACAGGATCAGCCGACTGCGCAGCCAGAGAATCCAACGCCGATTTCACATCCCCGTCGTCAAGGAAGGTTTCAGCAACAGGGGGCACCGGAGCAACAAACGGCAACATGCCGTCAGATTCCAAGGACAGTAGATCATTGCTGTCTCCGAAAAAAGTATCAAGCACGTCATTTATAAATTTATTATCATTAATGATTTGAGCTCGCGTTCTTCTTTTTTTCGGAGCAGTTTTGGCACTTTCCGATTCTTTTTTCGGTGCCGCCGCAAGCTGCTCTTTCGTTTCGGCCATGCGCCGAGCATTCAAAGTCGCTATATCAAGCTCATCTTGTAGGGCTTCGATCGCAGCAGGGTTGTTTAGCCGCTTGTACTTCTCAGCATCTTTGATGAAGGCGTCGAGCTTGGCATTCGCCTCTTTACTGAGATTCGCCCTTACCCACGCAATGGCTGAGCGTGCGGACGGACCACTTGTTCCTTCCAGTTTACCCCTAACTACAGGATTGGTCTCCGCGGAAGCCGCTTTCTGAGAAAGAT